CGATGAACTCGTCACCGGCGAGGTATTCGGAGATCCGCTGCCGTTCGGCGACGTCGTTCGTGGCTGGCGGGTGACTCTCCACGATCTCCACATTCGGTGGGGAGTAGGAGATGGGTGACGTTTCGAGCGTCGCCGGGATCGGCTCACTCACCGGTTCCGACGTCAGCGTTTTCCCGACCCATCCACCGACGATGCCCACCGTGGTCAGGACCAGGCCCCACGCTTCGCCTGGCACCGGTTTACCCAGCGCGGTGAGGATGATCCAGCCGACGATGACCACACCGGCGAGACCGATCAGGCTGAGGATAGCGGGACTATCGGGACGAGACTTCATCAGGCTCCGATCCAGGTGACGGTGAAGGTGGTGGCGGTCGCAGATGTTTCGAGCGCCAGCGCGCCGCCTGAGGCTTGATAACACTCGGCGCTGAAGTAGTCCGTCGACCCGTTGGCGTTCATCGTGGTCGCTGCGTACAGCAGCGTCATGGTGCCGCCCGTCGACGCCGCTTGCTGCACCCCGGCGATCTGCGTTGTGTTCTTGTAGATGCGCACCCCACGCATCCCTGTCGCGTCCGGTGCGAACGCCACCTGAATCTCGACCCGGAAAATCCCGGCGATGTCCGGCACGATCTGGTCTGTGTCGACCGACGTCGAATGCCAACTGTCGGTATCGAATGACTCGTTGCCGAACGTCAGCTCCGTCCACGTCGCATTCGAGATGCTGGGGGTCGCAGCCGATGTGGCCCGACACGACTTGGCGGTGAACGCGAACGTGACAGCATCGGTCAGCGTATTGACGTCAGCGCCTCGCCACCGCTGCCCGGCCGCGAACGTGCCCAGTACAGGTATCGCCATTGTCGTCTCCTTTACAGGCCGAGCGTGAGTGTGCGTGCGATCTGCACGGCGTCGCCCACCGAATGGGACGCGGCAGGTGTGCCATCGACCGCGCGGGTCACTGTCAACACCTGCTGCCCGCCGGACACGGCCGCGGCAGCAGTCACAGTCATCCGTTCCCCTGTCACGTCGATGTCATACGGCAGGTCGGTGGTCGCAAATCCGGGGTCACCTGCGGCCACCGTCGCGGTGGTGTCGTCCGCATCCATTGCGACGTCGAGCGCCTCGCCGAGCGACCCCAGCCGCCCCAAGTCGTCATCGTCGAGGACGATCTCGGCCGGAACGATCGGCGACAAATCGAACGTGATTGACGCCTCGTCAATGCCGAACACCCCGGTCATGCCCTCGATGTAGCCGTCCAACACAGTCGACGGTTGGGATTGTTCCGGTAGCCCGGTGATGCGGATCAGGTCGCCTATTTTCAGCGGCATGACCGCGTCGTACACGCCTGCGTCTTCCGCGGTCAACAGGTCGATGGTGACCTGGGCGATGCGCGGCGTGGGCTGCGCGAAGCATGCGACACGCCGCGCGGCGTGGTCTGCGGCCTGCGCTTGCGTGTCGACGTTGAGCGTCTCCGATGCCGACACGATGCCGTTGTCGTCGATGGACTCCTGGTCGAAGGCTGTGCCGGTGGACCCGTCGGAGGCGGTGACTGTCACGTAGTTGACGATGGTGGCATCTTCGATGACCGCGGCGAAGTCGGAACCGGACGTGTACCGCTCCTGGTCGACGTCGAATACGGGTGTCGTAGACATGCCGCGCGAGTACCGGTCGGCGAACTGCGCGACACCGGCGAAGTCGACGTAGAACACTCCCTGCTCAGCTTGCGCAGTCTCCTGCACCAGCGCGAGGAGGTCTTTGCCGGCGGTGTCCAGCGGGCCGAGCGTGGCCTGCGACGTGCCGTAGCCGTCCGCGACACCATCGGCGACCGTGTAGTCCGCCGGACTGACATCGGCATACGTCATGATCCGTGGCACCCGAACGGCTGGAGTTTCGCCCGAGAACCCTGTACGCCCGGCGACACCCATTCCTGCGATCTGGTCGACGTCCAACGCCACCGATGCGTAGGCGACACCGGAAATGGTGCAGGCGCCGTGATTCCACACCCGTCGACGCGACGGCATGTACAGCCCGCCCAGGGTGACCGTCGACTGTGTCGTGTCCGTCGTCGTCGGGGTGTCTGTGACTGCCAGGAATCCGTTGCAGTACAGCGACATGTCGGTCGAGCCATCCCACACGATCGCGACATGAATGAGGTTGTTCAACGCGAACAGCCCGTCAGCGCTGACAGACCCGAAGAACGTCCCGGATTCGTCCATCAGCTTCAGTTCCATGCCGTCGTCGATGACGTCGCCTTCGAGCCACACCGACCAGCCCAGCCCGTCGGTGCAGGCGGCCAACTGGTGCGTGTAACGCTTCGCCCAACCGTCGGCACCGGACCGGTCATAGTATTCGGAGACCTCAGTCCAGAACGCCAGCGTCCACGCGTCACCGGCCAGCTCGAATGCGACAGGTAGCTGCAAGACTGGCCCGCCGGAATCACCGAACTCCCAATATCCGGTGTCGCCTACCTGCGGATTCGTGCCGGGGGTGAGGGTGACCCCTGGCGTGGCATATGTTGGCCCCGACGCGCCGTAGGCGGTCTCGCCGGGCAGATTGTCCTCAAATGTGCCACGCGGCGTGACGATACGGATCGGGCTCCGCACCCCGAACACGTCGCCGCACACCGCACCTGAATCAATGTCCATCCGCCACAGCGACATATCCGCGGCTGTGGCTTGCACCGTTTCCGCATGGGTGTCGAGTAGTTGGCGTCGCGACCACACCCGGAACCGGTCCGTGGCGGACACGGCGACGCGTGGGGAGTCGTCGGTGCCGTCGGGGTAGCTCGGCGTCCACGAGTCGACGTAGCCGGTGAACCAGTCGTGGCCGTTGATCGTGAGCGTCAGTTTGACGTTGGGCCGGACGTCCGGGTACAGCGCCGACCCGGGGTGTCCTGGGGTGTAGGTTCCGGCCGCATTGTCGAGGGTGAATGTGGCGGTTGACGGTCCGACGACGTCGAGCACAGAGTTGCGGCCATGTCGAATATGGACGGCGTCTGTCATGCGGATTTCGTCTGTGATTTCCACCCACCCATCCGCGGCTTCGATCCATGAACCCAACGTGTACGGCCCTGGCGCGGCAGAGGTCAACGTGATGGTGAGCGTCGTCGTGTAGTCCCCTGCGGTGATCTCCGGGGTCCACACCCCGGTGTCGTCGGGGGTGCCTCCGATCTCGCCGGTATCGGGGTCGATGGTGACCCCTGGCGGTAGCCCTGTGGCCACCCATACCGGTCCGGGCGAGATCGGCCCGTTGATCACCGGCGTGATGCTGATCGGATCGTGGTATACGCCGCTGGTCGGTGGGTAGGAAATGCCGTGTGTCGCTTCCCCGTGGGCAGTGATGCGCGCATCCGACAGCGCAGTGTCGTAGTAGGCGACGTGGCTGATTCGCCCATTCCACGGGAACTCACCGGCGAACCAGGTGCCGACTGTGAAGTCGTGGGCGTGTTGCGCGGTCGCCCCGGTGGCCGTGTCGGTGGCGACGAGGACACCGTCGACGAACAGGTCAACTGTTGTGGTGGTGCGGCGCAACGTCACCAGGTACGCCGTGTCCGTCAGGTACGTGTTGATGACGTCGACGACGCTCATCTCCGTCCCCGGAGCGGTGCCTTGGAACGTCTGCGCAGACAGGACTCCAATGGTGAACATCTGCACACCGGCCATGCCTTTGACTGAGCCGTCGCGATATGCCTGCCCGAATACGCCCGCGTAGTCCGCGCCGAAGTCCACGCCGTAGGCCAGCGCCTCTACGGTGAACTCTGGCGTCGGTGCCATCCACCCCGAGTCGTATACGACTTTGCCGTAGGCCGAGGTGTCACCGGGGAATGACACTGCCCGGTCACCGATACCGGCGATCGGCGCCGCCCCCAACGTGACACCACCGACGTACACGCCGTGCCGGTCGTTGCCCGAGACGTCTGTCATCACAGTCCCGGACGTTTCTTGCATCGGCCACGCCGCGGCGGGCGAATCCGCCAACTGCTCCGACAGCAGCGTCATGCGGTCAACCCGAGGCGTAGGCCACGGTTCTGTGCCTGCTGCAGCGCGGCGACCACGGTGCGCGCCAGCTGCTCCTTCGACCCGAAGATGGTGCCGTTGACGTGGATGTGAACATCCCCACCACCCGTGTTGCCGTCACCGATACTGCTGCGCCGCAGCGGTATCACAGCCTCCGGCCCCGACTCGCCTACGAGCGCCAACGTCGGACGGGTCACAATCCCACCGGCGGCCAGCATCGGAATCTTGAAATCAACACTGGTCCCAGGAATGTGAAAACCCTTACCGCCCAGGGTGCGGTTCCAGACGTCGCGGACCCAGTCGAATGCGGCCTGCGCGGCGTCTTTGATGCCATCCCAAATGCCGGTGAAGAACCCTTTGATGGCCATCGCTGCGCCGTACAGTTTGTCGCGCGCCCACGCCACCTTCGACCAGACGGCATCCCACACTTTGGCGACCGTGTTCCACATTGTTTGGAACCCGAGTTTGATCTTGTCGATGACCCAGCGGATGATCGGCCATACCTTGTCGCGGAAGAATCCGATGAACCCTCCGATGACGGTCCAGATGGCGCGGAACACTGCCGAGATGGCGCCCCACAGCCACCGGTAGTAGGCAGCGACCTTGTCGATCACCCAGCGGATGATGGGCCACACTTTGTCGCGGAAGAACGCGATGTATGCCGATACGACCCGCCAAATCCCGGCGAATACTGCCGACACGATGCGCCACAGAATCCGGTAGTAGGCGACCATTTTGTCTATCACCCAACGGATGACCGGCCACACCCGGTCGCGGAAGAACGTCACGAATTTGGAGACGGCACCCCCAATCCAGCGGAACACTGCCGACACAACTTTCCACAGCATCTTGTAGTAGGCGACGATGAATTCGATGACCCGTTTCAGGATGGGCCAGGCGTTCGTCATGAACCAGTCGACGACGGCTTTGATTGCTTTCTGGATGCCCTGCCACGCCCCGTCGACGAACTTACGGAACCAGTCAAACTTCTTGTATGCCATGACGAGTAGCGCGACCAGTCCGACGATGGCCAAGATGATGAGCACAATCGGGTTCGCAGCCATCACAGCGTTGAACACACCCATCACCACCGTCCACGCTTTGAACCCGGCAATGATGGGGACGAGTACCCCGGCGAGGATCACGACAATGTCTTTGTGGTCTTTCAGCCAGCTCACAACCTTCGCAACGATGGGCACAACCTTTTCGGACAGGAACGTGACGAGGCCGGTAATGGCGGGCATGAGGTGGCGTCCGATGGTGACTTGGATGCCTTTGATGGCCTCACCCATGCGGCGTTTCTCGGCGGTGTTCTTTTTCACCGCGTCGGTGTCTTTACCGGACAGGGTGGTGCCGAGTTTGTCGGATTCCTCCGTCAGTTGGCGTATGCCGTCGGCGCCTTTCGACAGGAATGGCATCATCGCCATGCCTGAGCGCCCGAACAGTTTCATGGCCGCCGAGGACCGTTCAGGCCCGGCAGGCATCTTCGCGAATATGTCTGCCGTCGACGCCAGAATGTCGCTCATGGGCAGCATCGCGCCAGACGCATCGCGTGTGGCAATCCCCATCTTGTCGAAGTCGCCCTTCGACCCGACGAGTTTCTTCGAGAACAGGCCAAGCGATTTCGACGCAACATCGATCGGTGTGCCGGTCATGGTGAAGGCGTGCGCCAACCGTGACGCATCCTCCGCCGACCCGCCCATGTAGCGCTGCAACGTGAGGGTCTGCTTGCCGAGGCTGTCCATTGCGCCAATGGACTGCTTTGCGAAGTCGGCGAGTTTGGTTGCGGCGAACGCAGCCCCGATACCGCCCGCCGTGCCAGCGGCAGTCTTCCCGACCTGTTTGAACGTCTTAGACGCGGACACGTCTTTGCCGAACAACTTGAACGTCATCGCTTTAGTTGCCACGGCTCTGCTCCTTCTGCTGCTTGGTCCAGTCGTCGGCGGCGTGGGCAAACATCAGCCACACGTCCAGGGGCAGTTCCCACACGTTGAACGGGGTGATTCCGGGCCACACGTGGCAGACGGTGACGAGTCGGGCGTAGACGTGCGTTTCCAGGTCGCCTACCGGTTCGCGGGTGCGCGCCTTACGCCCAGACCGAAATCCGGCCTGCGCTATGTAGGGTTTTCCGTGTCCGGTTCCGGGTCGTCGTCGACGAACTCCAACTCTTCTAGCGGAAAGTCGCACGCCTCCTCGAATGTGAGACGTTCGCCGGCTTTGCGCCGCGACAACCAAATCATGGCGCCGAACGCCGTCAAACCCTCCTCGGAGGCGAGCACGGATGACCCGTCGCCGTCCTCGGCATCCTTGAACACTTCCTGCAGCCCGTCGACGTCTAGCCCTGTCTGCTTCTTCAACTCGAGCAGGTCGAATAGGGACAGTTTGCCTAGCTCGGCAATGTCGTATTCGGCGCCCGAAATCTTGATTTTCACTGCGGCCCTCTATCCGTTAGCGATGGCGTTGACTGCCTTGTCCAGTGCGGCTTCGACGGCGGCGGATACGACGGGTTCTTTGCGGCTGATGACGGACCCGAAATATGGGCGGCCCTTCTGCGTGACCCACACGGGGTCTGCGCCGCGCTGCCACACGGGATGCCGCCAACCCTTCGGATTGTCGTATTTGCGTTTCAACGTCTTCGATGCCGCCGACTTGCCGGTGGATGCGATGAACACGCCGACCTGCCGTGACGATTCGGACGCCTTGATTTGAATCTTGATTCCGGCGGCCAGGTTGCTACGTAGTCCACGGTTGAATCGGACACGGCCCTGTAGCGGTTCTTTCACCACTTCGGCTTTGACGTCTTTGACAGCTTCGGCACCCGCGGCCCGTAGTTCTTTACGCAGACCCGTATACAGTTTCTTGTCGAACAGCCGGGCCTGCGTCACCACCTCATAGAACTGTTTCGCGTCAACGGATACGTCGACTGCGCGTTTGCCGACAGCAACCATCTACAGCGCCGTATCCGCAGTCCTGAGAACGATCCACAGCGGTTGTGCCGCGGTCAGGTTGTCGAGGACGGTGAAGTCGACCTGTTGCGTGACCAGTTCGGTGCCGTTCGACTTCGGCAGTTCGCCTTCCAACTTGAAGGCGGGTATCACGATTTGGAACTGCGCCACGCCCGACGACAGTGATTCTGTCGAGGTGAACGTCAGCGTGGCGGCGAGCTCGGTGTCCGCCAGGTAGGCGTCGCCGATGGTTTGCGCATCGTATTCGATGGTCATCGACCCGGTGATGTCGCGCAACCCATACGTGGGGTGCGCCATCTTCCCGGCACCGTTGTAGTTGAACCTGTCCGCCGTCAACTTGTGGTCGACCTTCAGGTTGAAGTCGCGCACATTCGCGACCGCTGTGCCGCCCGAGGCGAGCGCCGTGGTGGTGGGTGCGGTGACGGTTCCGCCGACGGTGACGGCGCCCTGGGCGAAGTGGAACAGGCTCGGCGTCGCCACATACGACGGGGTGGCGTAGGCGGTGTTGGTCAACACCTCACGGAAGATGAACGACGGCTTCAGGGTGACGATTTCGCCCTGCGGGCAGTCCAACTCGAACGATTCGACGACGCCACCGTTGAACGTGTACGGGTCCAGCGTTCCGTCGATGCGCGGCACAGCCTTCTGCACCGTCAACGATGCCGGGGTGGTGCCGGTCGACAGGGTGAACAACTGCTGATAGGTGGTGCCCGTCACCAGAGTGGAGGCGCCCGCGCCGACACATGCGGCGAGCAGCGACCCCAAACCCTTCGACGTCATCTCCACCGTCATGTCACCCTTAGCGGACGTCTGGGTGGTGACGCGGCGAGCCGACCGGGCCACCTTCGACCCGACACGGATGCCCTGGCCCTGGACCCTTTTCGGGTCCCACTCGAACGATTCGTCAACGAACTCGACGAACCGGTCAACAACAACTGGTGTGCCGTAGACGCTTTCGGCTTTGTAGCCGATGGAGGCGTCCTGCAATGTTCCGGTGGCCATGGTCAGGACTCCTTAGATGAGGTCTTGGCTGCGGGTGTGACTGGCTGAAAATTGTCCGGCTGTTCGAGGAGGAGGACCGCTGCCGCCTTCGGCACGTCGACCTCTTCACCGGCGGCGACGACACGCCCCAGCAGGGGGATGTCGAGGTCACCTAGCGGCGACACGTTACGGATGACGGGCATGGATCACTCCTGGGCTAGATGCGGACATGGCAAGTAACGACTGCGGTGATTTCGGAGACACGGCCTTTGGCGAGGATTTCGGCGTCGGCTGCTTCAACTAGTTCGTGTGAAGTAACACGGGCCAGCCGGACGGCGCCGGACAGGTCATACCCGGTGCCCTGCAAATGGTTTTCGAGGAGTGCCAGCAGCGCGTAGGCGCGTTCGGTGACGGGTTGCTGGGATTCGGTTCCGCCACCCCGATAACACGACACGATGATGTCGACGTCGACGGTTTCTTCACGTTTGCGTTGCGGCGACATCGTGGCCAAATCCTGGTTGGATCGGGCGTTACCGACACACACGATGTCGTCCTCTTGGTCCGGCCCAGGCGGGCCGTAGACGACCTGCACCGGTGCCGTATACAGGGCTTGCAGGTCGGCCAACAGCGCAGCTTTGACGAGCGGTGCGGCGGACCCCATCAGATGACCGATGAGGGTTGCAACATGCCGACAACGAAATTGGGTACGGCATAACCGGCGATGTAGACGGCGTCGGTGTCACCCACCCCACCGAACGCTGGGCGGGTGGACTGCTGTGAGCGCTGCCACCAGTGGCGGCACAGTTCCCGCGCGGCCATGCGCACGTTGGCGGGAACCACACCAGTGCCGACGGTGTAGGTGACGGTGAGGTTGACGATTCCGGCGGGCAGGTTGCCGGTGGCGGCGTAGACGATGCCGGAGGAGGTGTCGACTTTGTAACTGTCGGCGTCGAGTGTGGCGCCGTCGTTAGTGACCGATGTGACTGCGGTGATGTCGGTGTCGGGTAGGACGATGCCGGAGCGCCCACCCGAGGTTGTGTAGGTTTTCGTTTCTGGCAGGTAGGTGCGGTCAATGTCTTCGATGACCAACGTGGCGGCGGCCAGGTACAGGCGGAGTTCCTCGTCGTGGGTGGTGTTGCTCGCGGCCAAGTTGAGGACGTCGCGGAGGTCTGCCAGGGACAGGATAAACCTGGGGTCGGTGTCGAACACGTCGAACACGTCGGTGTAGGCGCCCGCGTTGGTTCCGGTGGCCACCCAGCGGACACGGTGCCGTCCGGCCTGGGTGGTGGTGAACCCGCCGGTGTAAGTACCGGTCGCCGAGTTGACCAACGCGACGGTGGCGGTGGTGGTGTCGGGTCGGGTGACGGTGCAGGTGACGGCAGAGGCGTTGGCCAACACTCCGGCGGTGGTGCGGACGTAGCCGGTGAGGGTCGCAATGTCGCCTACGTCGACGTAGCTCACGACGGGCCACCTACCGTGACGGTTGCGGTGATGGTCCCGGCGGACGGGCCGTCATCGTAGAGGAGCAGCCCCCAGTCGTATGGGGTGTCGGCGTCGTCGTAGGTGACGGCCATCAGACGACCTCTTCCGTCACGGTGTCGGCGCGTAGCGTGACCACCTGTTCGACGTCTTTGACGGACACCTCGACGTCGATCAACACCTGCGTGTAGTCGGCGACATCGGCCCCGGCCTCCACACGGACGGCGACCGCTTCTGTGACCGCATCGGGCAGGCTGTCGGGCTGCTGATCGGCAACCAGGTCCGCGACCTTGGCGGCGGGCAGGATTCCGTCCACCACCATCGCGGTCACCTGTTCGACTGTCGCGGGAACACCGGACGGAATAAATGGATCGGCGTCAATGATGAAGTCGCTCATGCGGGGATGCTCCCTGAGGCTGTGCCGGGCAAACTAGTGGGCCAAGCGTCGTTCGTTTGATAGGCAAGGCCAACGAACCAACCTGCCTGACCGGCGAGACTCGCCTGATAGATGGTTGCTTCACCGGCAGACCCCATAGTGAGAGTGCGAGGCACGACGGTAGAACCGCCCACGGGAACTGCCATCAACGCCGTTGCGGACGGCCTGAAACCCGCAGGAACCGTAAACGCACCGTCAGTCGTGGCCGATGTAGAATCCAGCACCACCTGCAAATAGACGGTGTTGCCAATCCTTCGCAGCATGTTACCGACGTAAGCGGTCGCCCAACCGTTCGTGTAAGTAATTGCGGATTGGCGGTCACCCGTATCCCCATACGTCATCTGCCAACGGCTGTTATTTGCATCCCACTGGAACAGGCGACGGCCAACAGACTCGTCCGTGTACGATCCGTCGAGCACAACCCAATTGCTGCCGTCCGATACGATCCGCAAATGTCCACGCCCGGACACGGACTGTGTCGCGGCACCCGCGACAGTCTCCGCGCCAGCCCCGTCCACCGTGATGACACCGGACCCGGAATTGGTGACAACGAACTCGCGGCCAGCCTGGGACACAGCAGTCGGTAGCGTGATCGTGTAAGTGCCCGAGGTGCAATCGATAACCCGGTCATCGTTCGTCGCCGTATACAGGGCGGTCTTGGCTGTGTATCCGCCCGACGTGCGGATCGGTGAAACCCAACCTTCCGTGGCAATCTTCGCATAGCCCTGCGCAACCGTGAACGCTGTCGTCGCAACCTGCGTCGTGTTCGTGTCCACCGCGGCGGTAGGGGCCGTCGGCACCCCGGTCAGTGTCGGCGATGCTAGTGGGGCTTTCAACCCGAGATCGGAAGTCAGATCGGTGACCTGCGATTGGGCTAGCGTCACCTCATCGGAGCCGCCAGACTCGTGCGACGCCTTATGTGCAGTCGGGGTCCGCGCATCTGACAGGCGACTATCAGAGCCTTTCACTGCCTGACCTGACGTGGCATCACCGCTAGCCGGGACGTCCACCACGGCCGCAGTACCCAGGCCGAGCAGCGTTTTACCCTCGGCCACGGTCAGCGCCGCAATGTTCCCACCAGTCTTACGTCCTAGCAGCGTCTGCTCTGCGACAGTGACCGCGGCAGGGGTGTCGTCGATGGTGGCGGCGAGGACGCTGTGCGCGTCGTAGGTCGCCTTCGACACGGCAGCGTCGGCGGTGGCCTGCGCTGTGACAGCCTTACCGTCAGCGGTGGCAGCATCAGCCAGCGCAGTCGTAGCGTCGGCCTGGGCGTCCGCCGTGGCGGACTCCGCGGCGGTGAACCGTGCCGCGACCGTGGCCGCAGACCCGGACGGGGTCGTACCCAGCTCGGTCTGTACCGCTTCGACCGCGTCGGACGTCGCATTGTGCAGGGCGGCGTGACCGTCGGATAGCGGATCGGTGCCGTCGGGCCGCACCAATGCGTCTACGGCGCCCGGATAACTGCTTGCCATGGGTCCTCCTTGCGTTGTGGCCCGGCGGCTA